TAATTTGATCCTTGAGGAGTTTGGCTTGCTCCTGCATAAGCTTTTTCTTTTGTTGGAGTTCTTTGATTTCTTTCTTTAGGTTATCTCTGTATTTTTGAGACCATTTTGCATAGTCGTTTAACTTCTTGTTTTGTTCGTCAATTACAGATGATACCTTTTCTAAAGCCTCTTTATACTTATCAGTTACATAAGTAGATGTTTTAGTTTCTTCATTAGCTTTCTCTTGCTCGTCTGTCCATTTTTCAAGGGAAGTACCTGATTCGATTAACGCTTGTTTATTTGTTTCCTGAGTAGATGTAGCTTCTTCTGATGCTGAGATATAAGCCTGGATAGCTGATCTCACACTATCCATCTGGGATCTTTCACTATCCGAGTATCCACCAGGTTGTAACATTTGTTTTTCGATCTTATGCAATTCTTTCTTCGCATCAGCTACATTATTAATTGATTTAACTTCAAGCTGAGACAATTCAGCTTCAGATATATCGAGCTTACGCTCTCTTCGGAGCTTTCTGAGGCTGTCAATCCTTAATGTATCAGCGTTTAAGGTCTTAATAGCGTTGTTAACCTCGGTTTTCATTAGGTGATTGCTATATCGAACCATGTCATCATACGCATCAAGTTTAACTTTTCGCTGACGGATTACTTCATCTCGGTTAACCTTTATAACACCATTTTCATAACTTATTGCTTTGGCTAATTCTTTATCTTTTTGGATTAGAGTATTAGCTTCATTGGCAGAAATGCTCTTTCCTTCAGCCATCTTTTCTAAAAGTTCATTTAAAGGAGCAACTTGTTCTTTGGTGTTATTAAAAATATCTCCGTTAAGGATATCTTGAACAGAGCCAAATTTTATTCCTTCAGAAAGTTCTTTAATAAGATCCTTAATTTGACTGATATCATTTGCATCAAGTGCTTTTTTAAGCTTTTGACCGAAATCATCAGCTTCGTTACCTGCTTCAGCAAGGGTTTCACCTAAATCACCAACTTCAGATTTAACAGATGAAACGGCTTTGTCGCCATCTTTAATGTTCTTTTGTGCCTTATCAAAACTCAACTTAAAGACATCAATTGATGAACCAGAGTCAGCATAGGTCTCTAAAAGGGTTTGCAGGTCTTTTTTTGCGCTATCAAATGCTTTTTCATCGTTTGAATTCAACGCTGATTGCATTTTTTCTTGGAGTTTACCCAGTGCAGAAGAGAATTTTTCAAGATCCTCAGGATTCAAGTCGTCTTTTAGAGTAAGTTTATCAACAATATCAGCGAGACTTGCCTTTAACGTATTGCTGATATCAATTTTACTGTAAGCTTCTGCAATGGATAGTACGCTGTCCCTAACTTTTGCATTACCGCTAGAGATATCATTTTGAACCCTATTTATATTCCGCTGTGCTTTATCAGCTTCCAACTTATAGTCATTTTCATCTGAAATAGGACTTTCTAAGAAAGACCAGAAATTCTTGCCTTTTGAATATTCTTTGGCCATCTTCTCATACTGCTTCAGTTCGTCCTTAGACTTTTCAATTCCTTTTGAAGCGTCTTCGAACGTCTTTCTAGCACCGTCTTTCGTCTCTGTCTTTTTGAGCTCAAGATATTCTTTGGTATTCTTAATAGCCTCCTCTAAAGCCTTATTACTCTTTAGAATTGCATTACCTTGAGAATCATAGCCTTTAATTAAAGCCGGAAACGATTGTGCTAATTGTTGTGTAACCTGAAGGTATTCCTGTTCTTCATCAGATGTAAGGGTTCTTGAATCTTTAGCTTTTTGAAGATCCTTATACTGTTTGATCAGTTTGTCTGTAGAGTCTTTGTTGGTTGTAATGGCTTCAATGTTGGTTTGCTGACTTTGTTCAAAGTCTTCTTTTGCTTTCTTTGCATCAGCGAATGCTGTAATTATTTTTTCTAAAGCAAAACCAATACCAGCAAAGGCAACGCCTACTACTGTAGATGCCAACATACCTCTCCAGGCAACAGTAAACGACCTTGTAGCTATTGTAGCTCTTGTCATTCCTGCTTCTATCCCAATTGCTGCTCTTTGGGCTTCAGTTAAAGAATTCGCCCCAAAAATCATTGCTGTTTGAAGCAAACGCATATTCTTATTAAAGCCAACTACAGCAAAGTTTGCTGTCATAAAAGCAATTGGAAGGAATCCGATACCCTTTACAGCTGAAGTAACAGCTTTCAGAAGATCCCCAACTACAGATACAGCATTAATTAAACCATCACTAATAAATGCATCTCCTGATGCTACAGCTAATTCAGTGAACTTATTTTGAAGTTTATTTAATCTTGCCTGTAAGCTATCTGCGTATTTCTGTTGCTCGCTCCATGCACTCCCTGTGGAATTAGCTGCAGTGGTAGCTGCATTCTGTGCAATAGAGAAGTTGTTCATCATTGCATTAAATCGAGATAATTGATGGATGTTTGCAACGCCAATAGAAGTGTTTTGTTTTTGGGCATCAGTTAACGTATCCCATTTGGCTGCTACCTCATTAATCAACTCACTTGCTGACTTAGCTTCTCCACCCGCAGTCTTTACAGAAATTCCGATCTGGTCTAAAGCTTTAATTGAGCTTTCGTTATTCCCGATACGTGCGAAAATGGTTTTAAGTGAGTTACCAACCACATTCCCAGATTCACGAGTGGTACTTGCGATGGCCGTGGTGTATCCGATTAAATCATTTAATTCAACACCAAATGTTGAAGCTGTTGAACCAGCTTTTCTAATACTGTTAGCCAGATCCATTGTAGTTACAGCATAGTTGTTATCGACTTCATTAAGCTTATCTGCAATTGAAATGGAATCGTTTGCGGCAATATTGAAGTTTAACATTGCGGCAGTTAATGTATTTACGGTGTCATCAGGGGTGAGATCGGAGACGTTCTGAAGGACTTGTGCAGTTTTAGTTAAAGTGGAGAGTTCACTTTCATCAAAACCCATACGTCCAAAATCACCAGTCATTTGAAGAATATCTGAGATTTTATTTGATAGGGAATCCCCTAATTCAATGGACGTTTGAAGAAGCTCATTAAATTTGTAGTCTGGTTCATCCATTACACGACGAATGTTTGTCATGAGCGTATCAATTTCAACAACCTGAGAAACTATTGATTTAAGAGCAGTAACCCCACCAAATAAAGCAGAACCGGCTAGCATGTAAGCAGGCATTCCAGTAAAAGCTTGCTTTAATTTCTCACCAAAACTAGATACTTGTCTTGAAGATGAGCTTGCATTAGATTGAATCTCTCTAAACTGCATACTAAGACTTTGCATCTGTCTAGTAATATTTGGTGTCTTTACATTGAGCTGATTCACAGAATTAATATAGTTTTGCAATGCTCTGGAGTTCTCAGGACTGATAGATGTTCCATACCTATCCGTCAAAGATTTAACATTTAATTTAGCTTGTCTCTGATACAGGCTTAATTGATGTTCTAACTCTTTAGTTCTAGCTTTTAATGCTGCAGAGTCATCCAAGTGTTTCATTCTGTTAGCGATCTGATCTATTTGAGAGGTTGTTCTTGCGGCGTTAATTGAACTGGATAGTCTATTGAGGACGGTTGAGGATAGTTGGCCTTTTTGTCTAAGCTGCTCTAATTTTTGGTTTAGTTTATCTATTGCCTTTTGTTGCTGGTCAAAGTTTTCTGTGGTTTTAACAGCTAAAGTTGCCCCGTGCCTATCTGTGCTATGGGTGACATCTTTAAACTCATCTCTATATTTAGTCACTGTTCCGGTGACACGACCTGTTGCATCTTGTTTCGTTACTTTCTTTTGAGCTTGGCCAAGACGCTCCATTTGCTGCACAAGCTTACTTGCTGCTTTTGATTCTCGTTCCAGACTCTTTGTTGAGTTGTCTATGATTGTCCGTGTTTTCTCATGGATTTCACCGCTCCGCTTATACTGCTGTGTAAGCCTAGTGATAGAACCATCTGCATTTTTAGTCTCAGTAATATTTTCTTTGACTGTCTGATTAAGATGTTTTAATGCCTCTTCACTTTGCTTAAAAGCACTTGAAAACCTTTCAAGAGTTCTTAGAACTTTGTCATCAAAGCTTACTTTGAGATTCAATGGATTGATTTTATTTTGAAGTGTGGATATATCTTTATTTAATTGCTGAACAGTCTTATTTGATGTGTCAGCCACAGGAGTTAATACAATTTTTAAATTTTGAGACACTTGTTCTTTCACTTCCTTAGTAATTTTTCTACAAATAAAAAAAAGAAGTGCCTCAAAATTTAAAGCACTTCGTTTGTTTACTTAGTGGGCTTGTGTGCGCCTATATAGTTAACGAACACCTCATAATGTCTTCCCCAGTCTCTAGGTGGGTAAAGAACTTCATACTCTTTGCCTTTATGAACGACTTTAACACCTTTATCTAATTTTTCATTAGGCGGGCAGAAAATCATATTGGTTATGTCAGTTATTCTTCCTACCGCAGTTGGAGAACTAATTGATTCAACATAAGGCTGAAAAGAACATTTGTATGGAACTAGTGTTTCTTGATCTTCATATATGTCTGTTCCCCAATCAGTCTTTTTACCTGTCTTCACCCTTTTAACCTGAATTAAATAATATAGATCATTGAACTTCAATGTGAGTCACCCTCCAGCAGTGATGTAAGGGGTTTTAAAGCTATCCAATTCAAGCTTAATATCATCAGGGAGTTTGTCGTAATAGCTTTCTGAAATACCCCCTCTTGTTTCCGCTTTTGTAGCCTCAACACCCTTTAACCTATACTTAAAGACAGCTATATCCTCAATGACACCTAGCAAATTATCTGGAATATCATTTTCATTAATCTCACAGTAATTAATTACAAAACGCCGAGCTTTCTTTAAATAAAGTTCCAAAAGAGCATCTTCAGAGTCATCAGCAATATCTAAAAACAACTTCAAATTAGCCAATTGATCCATTCTATTCACCTGATTTCTCAGTTTTCTTCTGCTTCTTTACTGTTTTTTTCTTTTCCTTATAGCCTTGTTCCTTATAAATTAATTTAAAGGCCTTTTCTGTCAATTTCACTTCATTACCATTTGGATCAATGTAATCCTTCATATTAAGCACCTCATATTTTATTTAGATTTTTTATGATAAAAAAAGAGAGAGGTTATCCTCTCTCTGATTAATCTTGTTTATCAACCTTAGGAGTGATTGCTGCAAAAGCATCTTCCTTAATAGGTAAGAAACCAAGTCTCATAGTTGCCTTAATTGCAATCATATCGTTTTCTGCAAGTGAAAGAGGTTTACCATCGCCCATTACATGACCTTGTAGTGTAGCTTCCTTCAGGATTTCATATTTCAATCCTTCTCGAATACCAACCAATGAGTAATCAAAGTTACCTAAGATTAAATCAGCCTTTGTTTTGTCAAATCCACCATTTGAAGAAAACTCAACAGGGAATCCGTACAATTCATTTTGTGATACACCAGGAACATAAATTTGATTTCCGTTTGTGTCTCTTAGAGTACGTAGAGTATTTTTAATACCTCGATGCCCTGCAAATCCAGTTACATCTAATCCTGCATCTTCAACAAGAGCCATAGCATTTGAAACGTCAATATCAAATGTGCCGCCGGTTCCGTTTGCAATAAGATTTCCAGAAGCCTCAGCAGAGCCAAACAAGCTTTTCTTGAACGGAGAGTTGATACCAAAAAGACCCGCTCCATCAATAGTAGTGTAAAATGCTTTTTCAATTTCTGTTCGCAGTTCTGAGAAAACGTTGATAGTGGTGTCATTTAATTTCTCTTTAGTTACTGGAATGATTACACCGATCTTTTTAGCTTCAAGTTCAGGATGGATATATCTCACTTCGGATGTATTAATCCGTTCAGATTCTCCTACCCAGTATGCTCCAGGCCCATCAACCAAAACAGGAATTTTCTTTTTATCTGATTCCATAGGCTGAACCTTAGATAATTTGAGTAATGTTGAACCCTTGGTAATGCCTTTGATGATTTCTTTTTGAATTTGTGTAGGTACAAAACCTTCTAATTGATCTTTTAAAAATGCCATTTATAATTTCCACCTTTATTCTTTATTTTATTATTTCTAATAGTTTTATAGTCTTGATTGATTCTCATAAATAGCTGCCATAAAGTCTGAAGAGGATCCAGCTTTGTTGTTATTTACAGAAGCAGGAGGAGTATAGCTGCTATTCTTCAATCGGTCTTCAACCTGTTCTTGAATATACGGCTTCATAGACTCTTCAAATTTTGTTAAGTTTCCTAGAGTTACCTCTTCATTATCAGAAACAAGCAAATCAATTAAGTCTGCAGGAATCTTTTTATCTGATGCTGTTTTTAGTGCAATGGATTTCATTTTCTCAATTCTTGCATTGCGTTCAAATTCTTCATTTTTGAGTTCAAGTTCCCGAATTCTTTTTTGTTCAGGAGTTTCATCTGGATACCGCTTCTTAATTTCCTCTTCAAGCTTCTGAGGAAATGTGCTTTCCATCCATGAGTTTAAACTTGTGGAGAAGAATCTATCTTTTTGCGACTGCATCCACTTTTTAGCATCTTCATCTGTTTCAACGAACTGTTTAACACCATCAAGTGTTACAGGCTGCAACCCTTGAAGATATTGTTTTACCTCGTCATTATCTTGTTGTTCTTCAAAAAACTTTTTAACATCTTCTAAATTCATTTCAAATCACTCCATTCGCCCTTTCTAGTGTCAGTGACCCTAAAAAGTGCATATTTTTACATAAGAAAAAGGCTCTATTTATAGAGAGCCTGTAGTATTGCTTATCTCTAATGATTTAAGTTTTCTTTGGTGCTCAATCTCTTGTTCTCTTGCATATTCTTGTTCCTGTCTTCTCTTCTGCATCTCTACAGCAGGATTTTCAACATACGGTATTTGGGCTAGTATCGTTTCCCATGAACATACTTCAGATAATTTGCTTAATGAATCAGCTAAAGCAGTAATATCAGAAGGGATGTTCATTGTTAATTTAAGCTTAACCTTGCGATGATCGTATTCCTCGCCTTTTTGGATCTTGATAAACTTAAAGAAGTTCTTTAACCTCTTCTTAATTGCTGTTTCCAGCATCGCTTGTTTAAGGGAACATTTATTTTCCAAGGAGATTAATCTTGATCTGAGGGCTGCAGAAGATAAATTAGATTGAAGCTTTTCATTTGTGTCTACATGACTGGCCAACTTGTACATTTTCTCTTCAAGCTCTTTCAGCAAATTTTGGACAAATTTATCATCAATCTTCTTAATAAGATAATCAACACTTGCTTGTGTAGGCACTTGAAGAATACCCGTTTTCTTAAACTTTGCTGCGTCTTCATCAGTGATTTTTGCTCCGGTTATTTTCAAGAAAGCCTGTCTGAAATCAGATACCTCATTCACCAAATCAGATAAAGTGTTATTATAGGCATCATTTTCTGATTTGATATCATCTAACATACTTGTTCTTTCGTGATTTGCGGAGGTCACTTCAATTGGAGGTGTATCGAAGATATGTGTACGCTGCCCCACATAAATTAGATTATCGCTCCCATCAACATCAAAGTGTAAGATTGAATTACTTATGTAAACATCTACTTTTTCGTTATCAGAAAACAAATCATTTTTGTATATATGCAATGCTAAAATAACGTCTTTCTCAACATCGCCTTCTTCGATTACAAAGCAGTTCATTGGCGTTAATACAGCACACTTAAATTCATTGTCTCTGGTTGTGTATTGGATTTCATATGCTTCGCCAAATTTAGTTGCTTCTAGCATAAGTTTTTGATCGTGAATTTTAGACCAATGAGAGAAGTTATAATCAATCACATCAATCAATTGATTATTTCCATCTAAACTAATATAGGTCACTGGATTCCCTAATGCATACGCAATTTCGTCATGAATAAATTTTTTAAAGAAATTCACGACTACTTTCATATTACTTCTACTCTCATTCATAGCGTAGTTCCTCATTATGCTATGATGTCCATTGTAGTATTCTTCGTATGTTTTATAAGTCTCCTGGTTTTCTCTAAGCTTTCTAAGACACTTCATTAACAAAGTTTCTAATTCAGGAGTTATTTGAATTTGTCCATTTCTTTTTCGCTTTAAAACTGTATCAACGATGTTTCTCAATTACTCACCTCCTTTAAAATAATGCTGACCTATCTAAAAAGTTAATGTATTGCACTTCTTGTAGCTCATCAATAAGCCTGTCAAACTCAGCTGTAATATCAGGAGCATCATCAAAACGTGTAAACTTTTCACCTTCATAGGCCATTATTTGATCAGTAAACTCTTTATCTTCTTGAGGAAATACAATAAAACCACTGTCTACCTTTCCACCAATGGCTCTAATCTTAGCTTCTTTGTTTTTCGTTTGATGTTCATTAATGATTTGAATGTCTCTTGCTGTTAGTGTACGATCTTTATTAATTTCTCTTTGAATATCACGTACATCTGCACCGCTAAACACGTTCTTCTCAATCCATAAATGCGTGATATCTGGGTATTCTTTCAATAAGGATATCACCTTTGCAATATAGTCATCGTATTCAAGTCTCTCAATACACGCTTTCCTAACCCATCTAAAGTTATTAGGAGTCTTAGAACCGACAATAAAAGCAGAATAATCGTGACTATCCTGTACCTCAACGGCTGGATCACAACAAAGTATTGTTTTTATGAAATTGTCTTTTTCCTTTTCAATTTCTTTTCTAGGTAATGTCTTGATATCATGGAAAGCTTTCTGCCCTAGCTTAGACGCATCATTCATCATTTCTTGTTTAAATGCTGAAGGATTGGGATAATACTTCCCAACAGCAAGATCATAGCAATCATACTTATCTTCCCAAAGAACTGGGAATTTCATTTCTTCTTTATGCTCTAAGTAGAACTTTTTAGCATCCTCTTCTGCATTGGGATTGGTTGCGTCATATCGAATTTTCTTCAATTCAGCCCATTTGCCACTATTGAATAATTCATCAATATCGTCAACAAGGACGGCTTTCTTCACGATCCGTTTATACTGGCTATCTTTTAATATTCTTGAGATAAGACAGTCTCTATGCAGAATTGTACCGAGCATAATAAACTTTGTTGCCATCTTGACCTTCTTGCCATCCCTGTAAACAGGATCATCTCCAGCATATTCAGCATCTTGTGTCCATGTATTGTATTTCTTATCTCTTGCTTCTTGAGTAATAACATCAGCTGCCGATTGATAGTCATCGCCAATAATGCATGTAGGGCGCACTCCATTGTGTTTCAATCCACGAATAGATGTCCCAGAACTTATAGCTTGGATTTTACAACCGTTTGAGAAATACATTTTCAACTTAATTGAACGTGTGAGCATATGTCCAAATGTATTGATTATGTAGGGGTTCTCAACAAATGCCTTTCGAGTATCATTGATAAATTCAACCGCATCATCCTCTTTCTTCCCAGCTACAAGCGTAAAGTAGGATATACCGTATGCTGCTAAATATGTTGATAAGGCAAAGTTAACAGTTGTTGTCTTAGAGCTACCACGAGGCATACAAAGGGAAAGCTTATCGAATTCATCTTTAATGAACATATCATCAAGCGTATTCCATATTTCAAAATGGAAATCACCGAGTTTACGAGCTGTATTAGTGGGTTTTGCTTGGAAAGTATCCTGGAGGTAATATAGACAAAAGAATTCAAAACTTCGAGCCCCAAGTGAATGAGCTACTCCATTTTTACCGAAGAGATTCTTCCCCTTCATCATTCTGTTTGTCCTCATTACTGCTTCATCATGAGTTGAACCATTTTTCAGGTAATCTCTATAAAGATACTCTCTAAGCAAATTCCTGTTTTCTCTTGTGTTGATTAAATCAGATATCCCAATCACCTCCGAGTTTTAAAATTATAATAAAAATTGTTTGGGTTGCTATCGGATGAGAGGGTGTTCAATCATTTAGAATGCCCCCTATTATTGATAACTAGCGTCCTTTCTGGTGCGTTTCAAACACATTTAGCCTATAGGTATCAGATTACGCATCAATGCTTATTTAGCCTGTAAATGCCTTTTAGAGAGGATTCTATCGGGTGGTTTTATACTCACAAAATGACTTACTTATACCATAACCATAGTTTGTAAAGGCATACGTTTATAAACGCTGTCTATCTCAGCAACATCACGTTTAAAAAGGTGTTATTTTATTTTTATAAACGTTTATAAAATGTAATAGACCTTTACAAACAAAAATGGTATAATAAAGGTACAATAAATGAGAGGATGACAAGCGATGATTTCTAAAATGTTTGGTTACATAAGAGTAAGTTCAAAGGATCAAAACGAAAACAGGCAGATCACCAATATGCTTAAAGAAGGCATTACTGAACGTGATCTATTCATTGACAAGCAAAGTGGTAAAGACTTCGAAAGACCTGCATATAAAACACTCAAGCAAGTTGTAAGAACAGGTGATACTGTTGTGTTTGATTCAATCACTCGTATGGGTCGTAACATGAAAGAGACTCAAAAAGAATACGATTGGTTCATTGATAATGGCATTAAGCTTAAATTCATTAAAGAACCAATGATCAACTCAACTGAAGATCAAGACGATATTCTTAAAGAAGCTATACAGAAGATTGTATTGACTATCCTTACAGCCTTTGCAGAGAAGGAAAGGGAGGACATAAGAGAGAGACAAGCAGAAGGGATCAAAGATGCCAAAGAAAAAGGAAAGCACTTAGGACGACCTAAAAAGGGGTTTGACACATTAACAAAAGAGCAACGATCCACCCTTGAATCAGGCTACTCTAAATGGAAAAGCAAAGAGATTACAGGTGTTCAATTCGCTAAAGACTTACAGCTTACTAAGAATACTTTCTATAAAGTGATAAAAGAATATGAAGCACAGCTGACCCTAGCCAATTAATAAAAGCTAAGGGTCTTTTTATTCGTCTTCAGATAGCTTTGAAGCCGTCCACTCTTCTTCTTCCTTAGCCAATACATCTTTTGATACATTGTCATTGCTTCGATCATCTTTGATATTTAAAATATTCTCTGGATTACCCTCAGTGTATGCAAGTAATAGCTGTGTAGCCTTCACCCTTGCATTATCGTTTGTGGATGATTCGCTGATCTTTTTTAAATTTTCAAAGAAGGCTTTTGTATCTCGACTTACTTCACGTCTAACTGAAAGTTTTTTGTAATGTAAAAGTCTGTCGTACTCCTGCGAGTATTCTTCTTCCTTTTCCCAGTTGTACAGAGTCGGTCTGGTCACTCCTACTTCCTTAGCAATCTCAGTCCTATTCAGCTTTCCTTCCACTAATAATTCAATTGCTTTTAACTTTCTTTCATCAAGCATAATAAATTTTACACCTACTTTATTTTTTACATTTTTCTTGTGATAAGAACGCTTTAAGATCGCACTTACATTTAGCATATACAACCCCAGATTCTATTTCGTGTAATCCTTCAGGTTCCCCACAGCTTTTACAGCAAGCCAATTCATTTTCTACAAAGGCGTTCTTGTATACTTCTAATGCTTTGTCTTTAAAATACCTTTCAAATGTAGCCAGTTTAGTCTCATAATCCTTAAAACTGATCTTTTCTGAATCAATCAGCTTATTTTGCCTAATGACATCGACAGTTTCTCTGGATTCCGGATGAAGCAAGTGAAGTGCAATTTTAACGCCATAATACACTTTTTCACCTTCATCTGAATTCTCCATATACACATTGTAATCACAAACCTCAAGATACATGTCCACATCTAAAGTTGTTTTAATTCGACCTATTTTTTTAGCTGTACTCATTTTCAAATTCCTCCGTTGTATGTTGTTTTATTTATTTGTCTCGCTTCATAACACAAATAAAAAAGCACCCGTTGCTGCGGATGCTTTACCTTTTCCTTTTATAACTTTCAATATCTTCTCTTAAAAATAAACGGTCACGACTTGTTGTTTTAATGGGTACTAATTTTTCACGATCGACCAACTGTTTTAAGTTTTGACGACTACAGCCAATTATCTCAATCGCTTCAGACGTAGTTAAAATTTCTTTTGCAATAAAATCTTTTAAATCGTCCATGCTGTCAAAAACAATCTTAGTCATTTCGAAGGTTCCTCCATTTAAGGAAAATGTTTATGATAGTAACTACCAACCAGATTAACGCTAATACCATTGTTAGTATATCTAAGGTGCTGAGATGAGCATAATCAAAATTCGAAAACAGCATAATAAACAGAATAAAAAAGAATATTGTTGTGACATCAACCAATTTTTTCATGTGTTTTGAGTATGGAATGAAAAGTGTTATAATAATAAGAGAAGGGGAATAAATCCCCTCTAGCTTATGAGCGACGTTTCTTCTTGGCGGGAGAACGTCGTTTTTTGTTTTTGCTTGCCTTCAAGTCCTTGATGTTCTTGATCATGGTTGTTATTCCTGCTAGGATTGCAACCACCCAAGCCAAGTCCCGAAGGATAAGCTCTAACTTTTCCATACTCATTTCCCCTCCTTTCTTAACTTAATTATAACACTTACGTTTACTATCGTCAATCTATTTATTTTATTTTTATCCTTATTTTTCACTTTTTTCTAGCATGAAAGGAGGGTGCTAATAAATCCCACATGGTGTTTTCTGTCCTTGTTTTAGACATTTATAGTCGCTCGCGAATCGACTTTGTTTAAATCTGAATGGTTATTTTTCTTCTAGTTCAGCTACTGTATTAATAATCATCTGTTCAAACTCTTCAGACTTAGCAGATCCTAATTTTTCAAAATTGGATCGAAGTCTATTAGCTATGATGTTTATTTTTTCAAGTGATTCTATAGGAAACTCATTAAAGATTGGATAAAGGAGATCAGTGTTCATTAACTCGTAATAAAACTCAAACTGTTTCTTAGTATCATCAGGAATATCCAAGTCACTGAACTCCTTCACGACATTAAAACTTAACCAATCATTCATGCTGATCTTACTCAAATCAATACCTTGCTCTTCAGCTTCTAATAGGGCTTTCACAAAATTCTCAAACATCTTTTGTAGCTTGAACATACCAAACTGAGGATAAATGTATACATGATACTCATCATTGATCTGAACCTTTTGTTTCTTATCAACACTTTTTGATAGTGTCTTTACACCTGATACGCTTAATTTTTTCGATGTCATTTAATTTCTCCTTTGCTTTCATTATTTTCGTAAGGCTTCCCTACAATTTCTTCGTACTGTTCGGGGGTAATCCAGTCTATTTCAACATACGTCCTTATATCAGCGTCCGTATAACACTTCCAGTCATAGAACTGCTTAATATCTGCAAATTCGGGGTATGAAGCCATTTACTTACCTTCCTTCAAGTCAGTAATATCTTTTTGTAGTTGTGCGATTAATAGAGCTGTATCAGCTTCTCGTTGTCTTCGTTGAGCATTTTCCTTTTCAGCAGCAGCCACTTGTAACGATAATTTAGCATTCTGCATTTTCAAAAGATCAACCGGTGAAGATACCCGCCCATTTTCAATTTGTTTTTCTAGTTCCTCTTTTTCTTCTTGCGTTGCGGCCTCTGTCCATGACATATCTGATGGATGATACATCGCCTTTATGAAAGAAGGCGGCTGAACGTCTGTGCAATTTTCAGGAATAATAAAATTCCCTTTGCCGTCAGGCTCAATAATAACGGGTTTGGTTAGAATGAAATTTTCATCATACTCATAAACCTGAATCATGTTGTGTCTCCTTTTTGAAAGCCCACGACTACGTCCAGATAGTAGCCTCCGCCCATCTTGTTTGAGTCAGCTGGGTCTGGGTATTTTATTTTCAAATCACCATTATCGTAAATTATCAGATTAGCTGTTCCACCTGTTCCGCTGAGTGGTACTGATTTTACTGCTCCACCAAATGGTACTAATTCTGCAGGTATTGAGCCGAACACAATCTCTGGTTCAGTTCTAACATGACCTCTTAAAACTAACAACGCTCCCCATTTTGCGTAAATGGGCGTTCGTGTACCTACTGTAGCTCCATTTTTTAGCATGATGTTGGCATATGTAATAGCACCGTTCCATGTCTTCCGTTCAGCTACCGAGACGTGTCGTTCTTGGTTTTCATTATGATCTTTGAACTGCTGGGTCATATCATTCCAGTAACCTTGGTCTTCAGCCGTAACATGAACATTAGTGTCATTCAGATGATTATCAAAGTCACTTTTAGTAGCTTGTTTTACAG